ATGGTTTCATCCTGTGAGTTGGTCTGCACGATTTTCGCATCCGGGAAGACATCGTGCCACAAGTATGTAACAGGGTCGTTTATCGTTTCCAACACGCCGCTATAAAACGCTTTGGTAATCACATCTGAATAAGCAGAGTAGAGGTTCGACATCTCGCTATTCCTGCCGATTATCCAAGTAACAAAGAGCATAAGGATAGTGGTCTTACCGACACGGGGTGGCATCGAGATAAACAACTCATCGAGTTCGTCATCTACGAGCATCTGCAAGGCATCAACTACTCTTTTCAGCACTTTGCGGCGAGGTTGATAAAATCGCTCGTTCGGTTTTCTGTTTATCTCCAAGTACAGGAGATAGGGGTCGAAGAAGTGAGGAGCATCGAAGAGAAGAGTTTTCTTATACAACTCAAAGAACCCCGAAACATCATAACGCTGCCGCATCGCCACGACAACCTTTTCACGCAGAGCCTTGTTGGTCTCGTGAGCCAATTTGAAATTCTCACCCTCCATATTACGACATAGCGAGAACAGGTCATCGTATGCAGTAATATCACGGGGGGTCTTTTTTATTTTCGCAAAAATTTTTGGAATGAGCTTTTCCATAATTACCTCCAAAAAGAAAAGGGACTACCTGCACCTTTGCTTAAAAGATGCACGATAGTCCCTGTTGACTGTTTACTTTCTACCTGTTTGTAGAAGTCCTAATGTTACAGATGTCGTATATCAAAATCGGTCTCCCAAGTTTTACCACAATCTTTACAATGACAGACCGCCCGATTATTTCCCGCACCTGCTAAATAATGACCCCCTTTGATGTTGAACATCCGATACCAAAAACCCCTATTCCAATCATATCCTTTTCGATAGACTTTAAGATTATTGCTCTTACAACGAGGACAGTATTCGACATTCTCTCTTGTGGGTATGAAACCGTTCTCTCTATCTCTCTGTTTCAACCTGTTTATGGATATTGTTCCGGCGATAATAAATATCACAAAAAACAACCACTTAATTGGGGAAGAAAAACACAAAGAACAGGCGGCGAGTGCGATAAATACAAGAGGTAACACAATGAGACCTTTTGATTCATTTTTTTGCCTACGGGCTTGAACTATTCGTCTTTTATCATTTTTACTTAATTTCGGTTTAGAACAAAACGGACAAAAATCATAAGATTCGTCATATTCCTTACTGCAATGTCTACAAACCATTAAAAGCCCTCCAATCTCATAGAATCGATGTTACTCAGATACCTAAGATAGTCGTTCGCAATCTTCGGTACTTCTACGAGCGACATATAGGTGGTTAAAACCACTTGGTTCATCATCTCACCATTAGGTTCAACTGTGATGTCCTCATTCTTGAAGTACACAGTACAGTTGTATTCTGAACAGGCGGCAAGAAAAGGAAATAGTTCCTTGCAACCTTCCTTGAACATAAATACAGAGGGGATAGTGATTGTTCCGTTCTCCTTAACCAAAGAAAAGTGCGGAACATCTTTGAAACGATTATGCTTTGTCATTGTTCTTCTCCTCGTATTCCTTGACTCTACGATAGAAGGTGTTAGGTTTCAACCCTAAGTGAGTCATAGCGGCAGTAGCGGTAATCTGTCCCGACTTCCACAGTTTGTATTCCTGCTCGAACTGAGTCTTATCGACTTCAATGGGTTGTCTGCCCTTATACTCACCCCGAGCTTTCTTTGCTTCGATGCCCTCTCTCTGTCGTGCCAAGATATAATCTCTTTCGAGTTGACTAACGGCTGCGAAGATGGTGAGCATAAACTGACCTGTGGGAGTAGTCGTGTCGATTTTCTCTTTTTGAGACTCGAACTGAACGCCCTTTTCGGTCAACTCCTCGACCATATTCAAAAGGTCTTTGGTATTACGAGCGAAACGGCTAATCTCACTCACTACGACAGTATCACCCTCACGAACAAAGTTCATCATCTCCATAAGTTTCGGGCGGTTAGCGTTCTTGCCACTACATTTATCAATGAAGACTTTCTCGACACCGAGTTGTTCCATTAAAATTTCCTGTCTTGCGGTGTTCTGCTCTTCGGTTGATACTCTGATATATCCGACTTTCATATTGAGTCCTCCTTTGGTTTATGGCATAAGTATAGCATAATGTTTTTGAAATGTCAATAGTCTTTTTGAAATATTGCAAAACTTTTTCAAATAGTGCCTTTTTATTTTTGCGAGTGGTCGGGAGACCCACCCACGCCCACTCTCGCCGCCCATATCCCCCACAGGGCAGCACCCACGCCGGGACCGTTGCCGCCGCTCTGATAGAACCAAACGCCACGCCGGGCGGCGTTATGTCGTTAGGGTATGCCCTATTGACACGAAATAAAACGCCCTTGAACTATTGCAAACGCCTTTGAAAAAATCTTTTGAAATATTTCAATTAAATTTGCAAACCCTATTGACATATTATAATATATATGCTATAATGTTATCGTAATAGAAAAGGGCAGCCGCTACACCCTACCACAGACGAAGCGACCGCCCACACAACCAACCCACGCCGGGCGGCTGCTCCTCTATTATAGCACAACCCCGGCACAAATACAAGGAGGAATAAACAATGACAGAAACCACAAAAAGAACCCGAACCGCCGAAGAAATAACCGCCGACATTATCGCATACTTTGAAAATAACGAAAATGTTTTTAATGATTGTATGGAAGAGTTAGACGGGTATAACGGCTATTTAGGAGATAACCGCTATTATTCAATGGATGAATTAGACGAGTTTTACAGAGACTCTGACCCCCTCGAAATTTTACGCCGTGCCTATTATGGGCGAGATGATGACACTTGGACAACAGACAGTAGCGGCAATAAAACATACGGCGAATTTAACCCGAACCGAGACTATTTTTATTATAACGGTTATGGTAATTTAGTATCAAGCGACTATAAAGAATATTCTGCACACCTCGACCACTACGCAATAGAAGCAATGAGCGAAAACCGCAGTTATATTGACTCTATTGACAATGACGAAGAATTAACCGCCCTTTTTGATGAATTGGAAGCGGCAGCAGAGGAGGAATAACAAATGGAAAGAAAACACGAACAGACCGCAAAACAGTTTTGCGAAGCTCTGCGAACCATCGCAGGAAAGCCGGAGAACCTCGAAAACTTCGAGTTATATTTATCAATGCACTTCCCCGAATGGCTCGAAAAGTTCGCAAACACTCCCGAAAACATAACCGCAGAGTTGAAACAATTTGCCGAAATGATTATATAATGGGGGGTGATTGTTTGCTTTGGTTGTTGCTCCCTTTCGCCGTGGTCGCTTGTGCTGCCGGGTTAAAATGGAAATAAGAAAGACCGCCCACGCCGGGCGGCTTTTCTTTTGCCCTTCTGCCGTTGGTGGAGGGGCTTATATTTTCGCATCGTCTGAGAGCCACAGAAACGCCCACAGAACGCCGCCACCGTTACGCCCTCACCACTAACACCACCAAACCAACGAACGCCACACAGAGAGCCACGGAGAGCGACCGAGCGAACAACCAAAGCACCACCACCGAACCGCCCACACGGGACCGGCAGCACCCACGCAGGGCGGCAGAGAAAGACCGCCGCCGACAAAGCCGGAAGCGGTCAAAATTTGGGTCTATGTCTGTCAAAATTTCGCCCGTCAAAATTTCAAAATTTGCGGTCAAAATTTAGTCGGTCAAATTCTCGTCTGCGACACTTTCGAGATAGCGTTCTTCAAGCTCAGCGTTCGACTTTTGCTCACCGAGAGGATTGTTCGGAGTAAGTACGACTTCCTGCTTATCAGCATACCCGAAGTTGTTCTTCATAAGGAAGATGCCGGACACGGGGTTTATCTTGCCGTTCTGCATATAGTCTTCCATCATCAAGTTCAAAATTTGATATGCCTTTTTTATCGTGTTACCCCTATCAGAATTTTCACCTTGCGACCATTGCCATATAGTTTTCCTATCTACACCAATCGCAAGAGCCAATCCTGCAACGGAAGGCTTCGAGTCATCCTCTGCACAGATTTGAAAATATTCCATAATTCTCTCTTCGAGCAGAGCCACATTCTTCGTGTCAAATTTCGGAAGATTCGCCAACTTCAAAGCGTGGGTCAAATATTTCGTATTGTCTCCCGGCTCAGTCTGTACCTGCATCTGCTCCGAGCGTTTCGGTCGCTTCTGCTTGACAATCTTTTCGCCGATTTCGGTCAAACTTTTGTCATCCATCCCATTCAACCTCCATTTCTTTCAGAGTTTCCATTATCCAAGACCATATCACTCTGTCAAATTCTAAGCGATTACAACAACGACAATATCTCGCCACAGTTGGGTAACTTACCGCATATCGCTTTATCATTCGCTCGTAAAGGTCTCGAACCTTATAGCCTTTCAGCCGTAGAGCTTCTTTTAATTGCATCTACTTCTCCTTTCTACCTTACAGTAGGTCAAGTAGTTCATTTTCAAGTTTTGCACACAGTTCCTCTATATACACGCATACTAAGGCAAACTCTTAGCAAAATGCTAAAATGAACTACTTTAACTACTCATACGAAGAGAAACACCATCATAAACGGCATAACCATTCGACATTCGCTTACCGCTATGCCATTCCGGGTGCTGCTCCATACCTGCGTTGAATTTCTTAGCACTCATAACAAAATACCCATTACTCTTACACCATATCTTGAAAGAGTCGTAGAGTGCTTTTGCCCTCGTGCCACCTTCTTCGACTTGTTCGCACTTCTCTTCAAGGAACTGCAATACAAGGTCGTTGTCTCGCTCGTACTGCTTAATAACTCGCTTCATCTTATCACTCATCGTGAGACCAAAACGCTTATACTTGAAGTACCCAACGAGCAACCAAGTAAATATACCTTTCATCGCTTCGGGCGTTCTGAATACCTCTTTCAAGGTCTCGTCTCGCTCCTCTTCGGTAAAGTGCTTATTGAACTCAATTACTCGAACCCTGTCCGATGCGAACAGGGATTTATCCTGTACGGCAGGTAGGTCATTACAGGATAACCACATCGTAAACTGTGGGAGGAATGTCATCACGCTTTCGTAGAGATTACGAGCGGTAATTTCCTCACCACCCGTCAACTGCTTAATGGTCTCCTCATCAAGTCTGCCATACTGATTACTCTCTGCCATTGTTACGAATCGCTTACCTTTGAGGGCGGCGATAGTGGGAGATGCACTCTCAGCGTTCTTTGCTCTGTCTGCCTTACAGATGATAGAAACAGGGCTTACAGTCGCATAATCTCCGAGAAGATGGTGGATAGTACCGAGCATCGTACTCTTGCCGTTACGGGTCGTTTTGCCGTGGAGAATGAACATACATTCCTCTTTGGAAGTACCGAGCATAGAATAGCCCAAAGCTCTCTGTAAATAGTCGGCTTTCTCCTTATCCTTACTCGTAATCTCATCGACAAATTTTTCCCAACGGTCGCAACGAATATCCTCCTGCATCGTGTACTCGAAGTTGGTCTGCATTGTGAGATAGTCTCGCCAATCGTGTTCACGGAAGGTCATATTTTCAAGGTCATAAGTGCCGTTGAGACAGTTTATCAGATTCGGGTTCGCATCGAACTGAGCGGCAGCAATCGGGAATACCGATGCGGCATCCTTCATAAGTCTATCACGGAAGCGGCGGTCTCCCATCTTATTGACGAAACCAAAATATTGCTTACGCTTTTCCTCGTCTGTGATTTCCCCACAGTAGAGAACCATAAGGCGAGTAAACTCCTTAATCTTCTCAGCCACGAGCAGAGAGCCGACATCCTTACGCCACGCCCCCTTGTCGTAGGTGTACCAAGATTTTGCTTCGGGGCAATAGCGAGTGTCATTTCGGTAGCACTCCGAGAAAAGCTCAGCCATACCGCTCTCATCCCAAGAGTAGCCGCTGTTATCCGGCTGATAGGATTCGGGCTGAATACGCTTGATATAAAACATCTTGTCGGAGAGTTCCTCAGACATTATGTACCGACCATTGTTGAGTCGGAATAGTTCTTTATCTTCGACTACTTCACTCATCGCTCTGCACCTCCTTATTGACTATCTTGTACTTCCCATACTTATCGAGCAAGAAAGTAGGCGTTACTATCTCATAGCCCTCGTTCTCGTAGTATCGCCGTGAGGAATAGTAACATCTTTTTTCCTGCCAATCGATTTGATAACATCTATCGCCCTTTTCTCGCTCATCCCAATAGGTTCGCCATACTGTAACATCGTTTTCGATACAAAATGAGATGAGTTTTCCATACTCTTCAATGTTGGTTATCAAAAAGGCTCTCTTATTCATCATCGCCTTGCACCTCTCTTTTCTTGAAAATAGCGTAGGGCAGAATCCATATAGGTATAGTTAGATAAATCAAACAGACAATAAAGCATTTATCTTCGCTCATAACTACCTCCTATACCTCGTAACAGAATTTACGATGGTCTGTATCTCACCGACCGGCAGAGGAGGAGTACACGCCGCTTCGTTTGCTTTGAGGAGTTCTTGATAAATCTTCTGCTTTTCGTAGCCTTGATTATGTAACTGACCTGCGAGAGAAGTTAAGCTCAAATTCCTCATACCCTGTGGAATGGGAGGGTAAGTCGGTTCGAGAGAAATTTTTCCGTTTTCGGGCTTCGTGTAAACGGGAGAGTAGATACGCTGAGAGTAGTCAGAGTCGTTACCTTCTTTCTCTTCTTCGGCAAAATACTTCTCCACGATGTAATCAATCGCCTGTTGGTTCTCGATTATGGTATCGTAAATCAGTTTTTGACCTGTAACAATGAAGTACCGACTACTCTCGTAAATCTCCACACCTGCTCGATTGTTCTTACCCTTAAAGGGCAGTTTACCTTTGAGGAGAATGTGTACTCCACGACCGCTACGAGAAACCTCCGTATAAGAGCGACACGACCGCATAATATCGATACTGACCTGCGAAAGAAAACCATCGTCATCAAAGCCGCAGTCGATGTCAATACCTACAATCCCATTGTTGTTAAAAACAAATCCGAGATGGTCGTACATACCGCTTTCAACGGCGTTCTTTGCATCCTCGAATGTACTCCAAGTATCGGGTTGTACCGAAGATGCTCCTTTCTTGATGTTCGCTCTCATAGGAATTTTTGAATTGTTCCAAACGCAAACCCATTGAGGGAGAGCGGTTATTTCGGGAGGGAGATTTTCGTATCTCATAGTCTTACTCCTTCGGCTCTGCTTTGGTCTTCGGCATCGTTGCCGCAAAGTAATAGGTGTCGTTCACACAAACAGGATAGCCCTCGAACTTATCGCTCTCAGCAACCTTGCCGTTCTTGACGAACTTCTGTGCTTCTGCAACGGGCATCTCGTTCTTCACAAACTCCTTACCTGCTTTCATAATGAAAGAGACTTTACCATTTACTTCTTTCAATTTCATAGCCTTACTCTCCTTTCTCAATGATATGTGCTGCCACCATATCTGCGGTATGGGTGAAAAGCACATTCGGGAATTTATGAACGGCTGAGGTGTAGTCAGACCATTCGCTTTCCTTACAGAACGCTCCCATATGATAACGAATACACGCCACTTCTTCCTCAGTCAAAAGCAAGAGAGAGGACAGGAGCATAAGCGACTTATCGCCGTGTCCTTTGTAAAGAGTGTTGGTGTTGTACTCCCACTTCTTGAAATTGGGTTCAAGTACATAATTATCAATCTTACACAGGTCGTGGAAGAATCCGATAATCAACGGGGATTCCGAGCGTTGCCAACTGAGGTTCAGTTTCTCTGTGAGGTCAATCAAAACCTCTGCAACATTTATCGAATGGTCGCACAGACCTCCGGCATAATTGCCGTGATATTTCGTAGATGCAGGTGCATCGAAAAATCCTGCTTCGATGAGGTGAGGGCGAAGAACATCAAAATTACAAAAATCTTGAAAATGTTCATCGAACCACTTCAACCTTTCGTTAAGACTCCTCTTCATTCTTAACCACCTCGCCCGTCATCATACTTTCGATGTACTCGTGAGGAACTTTGGCTTTAACTGCGTTTATAAGAAAATCACGCTGAGTACATCCTTTAACCAAAGTGTAGAAGTCGGAGTATTTGACATCCACTCTGTCTTCTGCTCCGAAAGCATCTGCTAAACCCATATTACACGCCTCCTTTACCACAAGGACTATTGCAAATTATCCTGCCGCTTTTACACTTAGGAACAAGCATAAATGCGATTTCGGGGTCAACCAACGAGACCATTTCTTTGACAACCTCTCGAACTTCCCATTGTGCCTTAGAGCAAAGTCTTTCATTTGCAATGTGCATCAGTTCTCGCAGATTGCAAGAGAGATAAAGAGAAGTCGCACAGGCGTTAGGAAGAACCATACGAGCATCTTCCTTGGGAACACCGAGAGCAACCAACTCATTATAATGTTCCGATACAATGTCGATGAAATTCTCGAAGCCACCGTTGTTATCAATCTGCGAGATTGAATCGGGTTTGACATACGGAAAATTCTCTTCGGAACAATAACGCTGAGAGCGTTGGGTGAAACTGCAATGTCTATGTCTCACAATCTGATGGGAACAAGCTCGTGAGATGTTCTCGATTTTGAATGTGAAATAGATATGCTCGAATACGCTATGATGCCCGTTATTGTATAAATGTTTTACCAACTTCAACGGGTCTTTTGGGTCGCTATCGTAACAGATAGAAGCAATCGAAGCGATTGTCTCAATCGGTCTTTCTGTCTGCTGAATCAATGTAACCATTTTTCTTACCTCCTTTGAAGATTTGTCGGATTTTCCATCCGATGATATAACATATTTGTTTGAAGTAACTTGTCTTAGGATAACCCATCATTTCTCCTCCTTCCAAGGAGTATCAACGACTTCGGGGTGCTTGATTTCCATTTGAATCGCCCAAAGCAAATTCCACGCTGCCGCCAAGAGATGAGGTTCGTCATCCCAACCATCCAAATACTTTGCTAAGTGCCTTGCGGCAGAATCACATAGCGAATGGGTGGGAATACCTTTGTCAATATTATGTTCGCCGTACTTCTTGGCACCGTTCTCACAATGCTTTGCGACTTCCATAATCGCAGACCAAGGAAGTAAATCCATTCTCCCTTTGCCCTCGGACATATCTCTTACTGCACCTGTTGAAAACTCACGGCGTTCGCCGCTATCTTTAATCTGCATAAATACCACTTACCTCCTGCTTGTAGTTTCACTCTGCACATCTCGTATGATGTTGATAAAGCCGGAAAGAGAGCGAGGGCGGTACTTATGACCGCCACTCGCCTTTAACTTTCGGTTTACAATATCTTCCCCGAACTCAAACATCACAAACTGACCGTTGATACAGGCGAGAATGTTGGATTCACTTTTCTTATAGTAAATACCCTCAGAGTTCAGGTATTTAGCACACTCCCTCAGTAACTTAACCGAGGAGGTCATCAAGGTTAGGTACTGCTCCCTTCGGAGTGGTTGCTTTTGCCGCCGGAGCAGGAGTGGTCTTCTTAGCGGCAGGTTTTGCGACCGGCTCTGTAAAACCATCGGCAGGAGACTTGTCTGTCAACTTAACAAAAGTAACAGTCTTGTCGGGGTTCTTGTTACTCGACTGAACATCGTGTTCAACCTCGCACTCGATGAAGCGACCAACGAGGTCGTTGTGGTCGATTTCGGTCAACTCAAAATCATTAAGTGCAGTCTTAGCGAAGAACGAGAAAGCGTTCATAGCACCCTCGTTAGGAGAGCCGTTCTTACCGAGCAGAGAGAATCTCTCGATATGAGTGAGACCCTTAGCGGTCTCCATCTTGACCTCAATCTTACCAAAGGTTTCCTTGTATGTAACCTCGGTAATCTTGAAAATGTGTGTACCTTCGGGAATGGGAGTATAACCTCCACTTAATGCGATTTTAGCCATTTTTCTTTTCTCCTTTATAATTTTTGATTCGTTTGTTCATTTTGATATTTGCAATAATCGCCGCAATGACGATTGCTACACAGATTGTACCGATGGTCGCTCCGACCCCGATGAAGAAAGAAACAATATCCATAGTTATTCCTCCTCGATTTTCTTGGTGGTGATGCGATAGCCGACTTCGGTGGTGGAATACTTATCGAGTAGTCCATCGGCTTTCAGACCATCCTTGTTAATCTTAGTGGTAGAGGTCTTGGAAACATCCCATACATAACGACCACCACTCATTGATACCTTTTTGTCTCCATCACGGAACTGCGAGATAGCGTGTTCCTTAACGATTTCGGTAATGACCTTCAATCGCTTTTCGAGAGGAGCGATAGACTCGGAGACTCTCTCGATTTCGGTCTTGATTTCCTCTGCTTCACGGAGAAGCTCTTCGATGTCTGTCTCCGGGTTGAGAGTGTTGGTACGCAATACTTTGAGAATGTCTGCATCTGCTTTCTCATCAAAAACAGGAGATACACCACCCTCAACGCAGGTCTTCCACCACTTCTCAGCCTTTTTCACATACTTATCAAAGTTCGGGTATCTCTCGCTGAGTTTGAAAGGAACAACGATGGTATTCTTAGCAGAGGGAACAAATGCTTCGGGGTTCTTATAGTCCTTGTCTTCGAGGAAAGAAGCGACCATAATAACAGAGTCAACACCGAGCAGATAAGCGTAGAGTGCTGCCTGTAAAGCGTAGTATTCGGGAATATCGTCTTCCCAATCCTCGCTTCGTTTGGTGGTCTTCATTTCCAAGACAGTCGTAGGTTTTCCGTTCTCATCATAGAGTAGATAGTCCCACATACCACCGAAGATAGGTTCATTCTTGAAGAAATCACCGAAAGTCTTTTGGAAGTAGTTCTCGCCGTAGATGTCGGTAGGAGACTTTATGTTCGTCATAAAGTACGCCTTTTTCATATACTCAGCCTGTTTAGGTTCGATTGCCTTACCTGCCGCAGTATAGATGGTTTCCTCGAAAGGTTCTTCATAGGTGCGAGTGATTTCACACCAAGTCTTGAACGGAGTGTTCCAAGCGTTGAGACCCATAATGGCAGCGAAGCGAGTACCTGTTACCTTTTTAGGTTTCTTCGGGGGAATTATTTTCAGTTGCTTTGAATCAAGCCAATCCACACCTTATTCCTCCTCGATGTTATAGTTCTCAATCATCTCTCCGATGGTGAGGATGAGTTGCTCACAGGCACTCTTCTTAATAACGGTGAAACCTTCGGTTTTGAGAGCAATCTGCTGAATGAACTCTTCCTTAGACGGGTCAATCGCTCTCAAATCACGGAGGGCGTTCTTCAAGGCGGTAATTTGAAGCTCGTCAGCGTTTGCTTCGGGAGCAGTCAACTCCTGCTTGATTTCCTCACGCTTTTCGGCGGTAACGGGTTTCTTCTTGGTCTTAGGTGCAGGAGCAGGAACATCATCGTCTGAGGTTGCCTTGCCGGAATCACCATCGAAATCGTCTGCGACAACGACATCGAGAATGAGGAAGTAAAGGTATCGTCTCATATAGGTAATTTCTGCACCGAGACCCTGTACCTCGTTCATACGAAACTTAGCAGGTTCGGAGATGGAGCGAGTTTGGAACTCAACAGTAACAACCTCATCGGTGTTGTCGAGGTTGATGAGTTGACCGACCGCCTTACCATCGGGAAAACTTGTTACGAACAAGCAGTTGTACTTCGAGAAGATTTCCGTTGCGGCAGGTACGATGTCCTTCAACTCGAAGTAGGTAAACTCAGCGTGAAGATTCAAGCCGGACTGCTTTACCTTTTTCTCCAAGAACTCCACTCTTGAAGCGAGTAACTTTTGCCACACATTCATAGTTGTGGTCTCGATAGGGGTTTCTGTTTTCTTAGCCATTATGCTATACCTCCAATAATTTTAGTGCTTGTCTTGCGAGAGAGTTAATCTTACGAGCGTTCTTCTTCGGCGGCTTGATTCCCAAGAAGTCGTTTATGTACTTCTTAGCGAGTTTGATATACCACGCTTTATCCACTCGTTCGATGCTCAACTCGTTATTGTTATCAATAAGGCAATGTTCCGGCAGACCGCCGATTTTAACATCGTTGCCTTTTTCGGAATGAGTTTTGACGAGCGTTCCGAATCTTCGCTCCTTTGTGGCGTACACTCGATTGCATTTCTGTACGAGGACTTTTTCACCATCGACAATGTGGTAGGCAGCCGAGTATTTACTTGATGCTTTTGCGATAAGTTGGAACGATAGAAGGTCATTACAACTATTGATTGTATCTTCCACCGAGATGCCTTTTGCAAAGTAATCGAGTAGTGCCTTTGCCACGATGGTCGCATTGTTGTTGACATTGAACGCTCCGGCTTTTGCGATACCTCGCACCAACTGACCGCCTTTAATCTTCGTGCTTCCGTCTGTGGCAATCTCGATATAATTGTTTACATCCTTTTGGATGATTTCAGAGATGCAATCTTCCTCCAACTCGAAACCTGTTCGGTCTTGCCACTCTTGACAGATTTGGTCGTACCTTTCGAGGTCGCAATTATCAAGAGAGACCATAATGCCATCGGTGTTCAACTGAACGATTTTGAGAGTAGGACATTCGGCAACCAAGTGGTTCGCCAACTCCAAGAGTCTCAACTGACCCGTGATACATACTGACCTACCCATAAGTGGGTCGTACATATCGTTGTACTTGTTCAGCATTACGCCGTAGGTGGTATTCGCTACGAGTTTGAGAGCGTTTGCGAGTGCCATATCTCCCGATTTCTTTGCTTTCATTCTGCGTTCCAACATATCTGCATAGACCTGTGGGTTCGGCATATTACGAGAGCAATAACCATCGAGTGTCATTAAATGAGGGTAGTAACTCGCTACATCTCTATTTCGGATAGAGCGATTGTCTGTTGACTTTTCCCTGTAAGTAGGTATCGCTCCGTGTATTCCACCATATCCGATGGTGCATTGACAGTCTCCAATATCGAAGTTTAACTTACTCGAAAAGAGTTCATAATCGCTTATACTCTCATCGTGGAGTCTGTCGAAGAACTCAAACACATCGCCGGGGATATACTCTCTAAGCAGGTTGGTGGGATATTGATACTCCCTCTCATCGTTATGCTCTTTGAACTGAGCATCGAGATACGCTGCCGTGAGCTTAGCGTTTGTCATATACAATGCCTTACCATCGTCTATGCCTTTCGCTCTGCCGAGGAATAGTTTGTTGTCGAGGTAATTCTTTCTAAGGTGATAAAGCCTTTCTGTCGCATCGACATCGTGCTTACAGTAGAAGATTACCTCTTCGAGTTCTTCTTCGGTTAGAGGTCTGTCAAGGTTGAAGTCAACGGTGGTCTCTCGAATATCCATTCCGAGATGAGCTTCGATTGCTTTGAGTGATAGTCCCATCTGACAATCATCGAATAGGTCAAACTGCTCGAAGAAAACTCTGCTATCTCTCGTAAGGGGATGTTCCCACCCGTTACCGCCTTGAACAATTATGTAATCGTTGACCTCTTTAATCTGCTGAGGACTTGCATCAGCAAGAACTGCTTTTAGAATGAATTGGTCGTAGTGTTTATTGTTGAACCCACCAAGCAGGTATTCATTTTCCATAAACTGAGCGACCGCTTCATTATCATTGTGAATTATGGTGTATTCGCCTGTCTCTACATTCTTAAAAACGAAGAGCCAATCATAAGCAAATACCTCACAGTCGAAAATGTGTATCATTCGCTTTCCTCCATTATGTTTTTGAGCCAACGGCGTGAAAGAACTTTAACTGCACCTTCCATTACATACAACGCACAGGGAAGAGCCATTCCGTTTCCCCACATTTTGTACTCAGCACCATCGGAGTGAGGTATGTCATTACACCACCAATCCGGCATCCCTTGTAGCCGACAACATTCAAGAGGGGTAAGTCTACGAACATTAGTCTCGAACTCATCGTAATCTAACATCTCTGTCCCCCCCCGATTCCTCGGATGACTGCCACCGCACCCGGTCCTTTGGCTACGAGGGTTTGAGCAACACCGCTATCATCAATGCTGATGTCATATTGGGCGTTTATTCCTTGATTGAACGCCGCACGGTCAATAGCCCATATCTTCATTTTCTTTCCCTCGCTTTCATTGTGATAACACAGGGGACTTTATGACAATCACTACCGGCAGCACAAACCGTCATACTTACATCACCTGTTAATATACTGTTATACATATCTGCACCTATAACACTATCTCTTCCTTCGTTCGATGATGAGGACTCCTTGATGGTGTCCGGGGTTCGTGCCGTTGCATATTGTGGTAGCGACCTCTCGGTACAAGCGTGTGTTTTCGGGTCTAAATCCCAACGGGACTCCGTATGCACCCGGCTCGACTCTCTCTCTCTCTCTCTCTGCTTCTGCTCTACAATCAAGACAGGAGTTCGAGCTTCTGTGTTATCAGATACATTTAAGGTGTCTGCTATATCGGTTTTTTCCCAACCTTGTCCTTCATCGGCTGAGTGTGCGTGTCCTGTTTTGCGGTATGTGAGAACAAGTGGAACATTGCCGCCACCTGTGCCCATTCGAGAGGTGAGGGTTTGAGCTTTACCATCCTCAATAACTTCTACTCGGCTATCTGCCGGATGGTTTTCAAGCGAAACTACTCTCTCTCTCTCTCTCTCTCGATTTGCTTTACCAAAGCCATTTTCAGCAACGGGTCTAAGACCTTGTTCCTTTTCTCGGCTCTGCGTAAAATTCCTTGACAAGCCACCGCACTCAAAGAGTATTTCTCCGGCACATTGTCCTCCAAAATCTGCCACAAGAAAGATTCGCTTTCTTCTTTGGGGAACTCCCCAAAATTGTGCATCGAGAAGTCTCCAAGCGATTGAGAATCCGTCTGCCACGATACATCCTTCGTGTTCCCATTTGACAGGTTTTCCTCGCTTGTTCGTAGGTCGAGGAATAGAAATGGTCGAGTCGCAGATTTTGCAGAGTTCTTCGAGGACAACCCGGAAGTCTTCTCCCTTGTTGGAACTGAACGCTCCGGGGACATTTTCCCACATTGCGATTTGGGGGTATCGTTCATTCGTTGCACCTCGCATTTCTTTAATGATTCTTACTGCTTCCATAAATAAACCCGACCTTTCACCATCGAGTCCTGCTCGTTTACCTGCGACAGATAAATCTTGACAGGGAGAACCGAAAGTGATAATGTCAACAGGTTCTATGTCGGCACCGTTGACCTTTGTAATATCTCCGAGGTGCTTCATATTCGGTAATCGTTTTTCTGTTACGCTGACGGGAAAAGGTTCAATTTCACTCGCCCAAACGGGTTTCACACCACATAACTTACCTGCGAGTGGGAAAGTACCTGCTCCGTCAAATAAACTTCCAAGTTTGAACATTACGCACCTCCTACAAAGTAGCAGCCATTCTTCTTGTAGGTCGAGCATCGTAGTTTGTAGGACTTCACGAGATACCCGATGTCATCGACAAAATCGAAACAGATAGGGTCTTGTTTGCCCTCAAAGGTACGAGCGATTCGACCAATGCTTTGAGTAATAACTGCGTAGTCTTTTTGTGGAGTAGTGAGATACAGGCGTTCCAATCGAGGAATATCCAATCCTTCTTTTGCAAGAGAGTAGGTCGCAAACAGGTATTTCTTTTTACCCTGTCGCATATCCTCTATGGCTTGTTCTCGTTCAGCCTTGCCTTTCTTCGAGGTCATCTTGCCGCTTATCATTACGGCTTGTTCTCGCATCTTCTGAGGGAGAGTAGCCATAAGCGTTTCAAGGTGTTCGAGTCTGTCCGAAAGGATAAGAGATGGGTGGTCTGCTTCCGACACAATCCAAGAGCCGATGAGGTGATTTCGATGCGAGTTCTCACAGAGATAAGTAATGAGCTTTGTGTAGTTCAATGTACCATCTGTGTTTTGGCACTCACGGGAAATCTTGACTCCTGTACTCGTTGGTCGGATGCCGACTGTCATAATCTTGTCGGAAACGGCTTCATCGGGAACTGTGTATATCACATCTCCGAGTAGAGCGTAGGTCGCTCTTATCATTCCGTCAGAACGATGCACAGTAGCAGACAATCCGTATTTGTGTCGAGCCGCCAAACTGCTGAGAACCTTTGAGAACTGAGACATAGCCGTAGGAGTTCCGGCACAACGATGGCACTCATCGACTATTATTACATCCCATTGGTGTTCATACTTTTGTAGGTCTAAGCGACACATAGTTTGTACTGTGGCGAAAGTGATACCGCTACCGATATTCACCTTGCCCTCTGTGATTGTTCCGATGGTCTTAGGGTTCATATACAGTTTTGCTCTGTTCATACTCTGCATCAAGAGGTCGTGCGTATGAGTCAGCCACAAGGTTCGGCATCCGATACGGGCGGCAATAGCGATTCCCATTTGGGTCTTACCACTACCTGCGGCACTCTGCAAGATGCCGTAATGTGCCTTGATTGTTTCCTCTACGGCGAGTTCTTGATAGTCATACAGAGGAATGTTGCAACTGTAATCAACCCTCCACGGCTCACGGAAATACTTAATAACCTTTGCTCCGGCAATCATCGGAAGGATGTTCCTCAGCGTACCGAACGGAAGGATAAGAGTGTCTCCGTTCACCTCATATAGATATAAGTCTTTCGGAGTATCACCGACCCAAAAGTTCATACGAACCTTTTTTATGTAATCGGGATTCCGAAGTATAAGATTGTTTTTGCACCAAGCCAACAATTCTGCGGTTGGGTCTTTGACTGCGATGGTGCTGCCGATTGTTACCTGCATTTCTTTACCCATTTATCAAGCGGCTTCCCGTACTCGAATATGTCCTTCGGAGTCATATAGGTTTGAGTGTGGGAGAGAGCTTCTATGGTGATGTGAGGTATCATATAGACGATTCCTGCGAGGAGAATAGCGAACCAACCCTCACCGTTGCCGCACTCTTTCCATAGAGTCATAGCCAATTCTTGATTTTCCTCTTTACGAGATAGGGCGAAACCTCTGTTAGTGCTACACACCTTGCAGTCAATCAGATGTGCTTTTCCGTTACGGGCGGCAATAACATCGGCAGGTTGTCCCTCGCTTTTTACTGCGAGGTTGTAACACCAAAAGCCATACATACTAAGTATTTCGCAAAGTTCGGCTTCAAAGTTGTTACCCATTTTTTTGTTGTTCATCGACTTCTCCTTTCTTTGGTAGGAGAGTTTCATAGCATCGTTTGTGAATAAACACGGGTGGATAACCTCTCGATTTGCTCCAATAATATTCCTCTCCACCAATCAGTTCTCCACATTCAATACACTTTGTATTGTCAGAGGGTTTATAATCTCTCATATAAATTCTCCTTATACTCACCCCACAAGGGGGTGAGATTCACGATACAAAATGGATTAGAGTAAGAAGCCGAACGCCACGCCATACGAGTAGTTGGCGGCGAGGTTGCTGTACGAGTAGCCGCCGTTGTTCACACCACAGAAGTGAGTGGACGAGGATGCCAACGGGGAACGAGTCCAATACCAATCCCATTCGCCTTTACAATGCTTGATACGAGTCTTGTTAGTGTTGAACAGAGGGAAATGAACATCGCCCACATCCACACCTGTTTCTACGCCAAACAGTTCCATACGAGACAGAAGCCAAAGTTTAGACTCGCTCTCTGTGATAACATCGTTGTAGTCCTGCTTGATTTTGCGAGGTTTGATAACCGCTTTGAGTTCATCGGGGAGCAAGTCAAGGATGGTGGTGTTGAGAACCTTACGCATCTTGCACTTAGACCAACCGCCTTTGTTGGTGTTGGTATCGTTCATAGCGTACTCATCATCCCAAAGGTCTTCGGTTACGAACGCAACCTCGTTATGGCTATAAGGGTTGACCGCCGCTACAACGAACTCAATCTTGCGACCATCTTTGAGGGTGCAGGATAACTTGTCTCCAACCTCGAACACACCTGCGGCATTTTCGAGAATTGCCTTTTTGACATCGAGCCAATTCGTTACGACAGAACTTCTCTTCACGAGAGTAATCTTCTGAGGTTCATTTTCGATAGCAGTAACTTTGAGCATTTTGCCACATTCCGGGCAATAGATTGTAGTTTCCATAATTTAATTCCTTTCAGTATCGTCTTTTAGGTTTGAATTTGAATGTACTTTCGTACTTCTCTTTTTCTTTGCGTATCTGTTCACGCATAGCATCCCACTCGGTTTTCCAATCGAGATAGTCCTTGCAAGTGGTATGACAAGTAGGTGTTCTCTTAGGTGGAACACAACCCTTACAGGGAGCGACCTTACTCATCGTAGTCTTCCGGCTCTTCCGATTCAGCGAAAGAGTAACATCCTTCAACGCACTCTTCGCACCACTTTTCATCGTTTATGTCGTAGATGCCGTCTCCCTCGTAAATCTCTTTACCGCATTGGCAGCACAAGCAAACCACGGGTGGTTCGGGAGCGTTAGGACAACGAGGATGACAAGGACTTTGTAAACACACATCACACATTGACTTTTCTTCTCCAATCTGTTATAATAATCTTGGATTTAATTCCTTAGCCGCTTACGATGCTTCACCCATCGTGGCGGCTTTCTTCTTTGTAGAACTCATAAGCAGTATTGATTTTGTCTGTATATGAGGTCGAATAGATACCTTGTTCCCATAATCTACGAGCTCCTGTGGGACCGTTGTTGTATCTCATCAACGCCTTGGTAACATCGCCGTTGGTGGCTTTTAGATGCCCGGAGATGATGTATGTACCACACAAAACATTCTGCTTCGGGTCTAAAATGTCTGTCATACCAAGTTCATCCGATAACCACTCGTGATTTATGCTATTTATCTGCATCAATCCGTAATCGGATGTTTCGCTGACCGCATCGGTTCTGAAAGAACTTTCCACATCAATCATTCCGATAATCAATTCCATAGGGACTTCGTATTCAACCGATAGAGAACGAATGTAATCTTGCATCTCTTCATCCAACGGTATATCGAAATAGAATACAGGTTCTTCTATTTCTTCAACCGAATCTGTCGGTGCAGGAGACGAAAGAAATACTATCTCTGCATCGGGTTTACGAGTGAAAGATAAATCATCCATAATGGCTACCGAGGTTTCCTTGTTGTCTTCTTCCGATGGGATGAACAATGCCCGTACTCCCATACCAAGGAAAAAAGCAATCAAGAAGAAAACACACAGAAAAATAATGAATGAGTTTCTGCGTAACCATCTTTTAACAGGGTGTACTCGTTTTCGTGTTGCCATTTGGCAAATCACTTCCTTTCTTCCAAACATACTTCTTGCCGTAGGTCTTCTCATACCAAATCTCGAACTCACGGCGATGCTCTTTGTCTTCCAAGTATCGTGAGACCTTCTTTGCGAGAATCCTACCTAAACTGTTGTGAGTCCAACTCGTCAGATTGGTTGTACTCATTTCGCTCCCTCTCCGAAACACTTCTCGTAGTATTCGAGAATTTCCAAAGAAGTGTTGATGATGCTCTCTGCTTTCGCTCCCTTACGAACACCACGAAGGACAGAACTCATCTCAGTTTTTTCGGTGTTAATGCCTTTTTCTTCGAGACGATTCACGAGCCAAGCATTTGTAAGGGTGTTCCGATAGAGCATCAATCGGATTCTGTCCCTTTCTTCTCTCAATGGGAAACCTCCTCTCTTTGTCATTTTTGTAAACAACAAAGGTTGACAAAGTTAGCGTTCAATGGTATAATGTAATCGCTACA